ATGCCTAAGGCCAAGACGATCATCCGTAAGGATGATCCGAACAGGGTTGAGATGTATGCAGGAGGCGGTTTGTACGCCAATATCGCCGCAAAGAAAAAACGTATTGCGGCGGGATCAGGCGAAAAGATGCGTAGTGTGGGTGCTAAAGGTGCTCCTAAAAAGAGTGACTTTGCTCAGGCTGCGAAGACCGCATCTTACAAAGAGGGTGGCGAGTCTCGTGTAAACGAGTCGGGTAATTACACCAAACCCGGACTACGGAAGTCTATATTTGAACGTATCAAGGCTGGAAACAAGGGGGGTGCTCCGGGTCAATGGAGTGCCCGTAAGGCTCAAATGATGGCTATTCAGTACAAGAAAGCGGGCGGTGGGTACAAGGATTAGATTCCCTGTCTATGATTCCAATCAAGATGGAAACGTTTTTGAATGGTTGATTAGCACCGCTGAAGACTTTAGAAAGATTAGACAGAGGGAACGGAATGTCGAACTTGAAAAAGCCGCAGCAAAGTCTGAAGGCGTGGACTCAACAAAAGTGGAGAACTAAGAGTGGCAAACCTTCTACGCAAGGACCGAAGGCGACAGGGGAAAGATACCTCCCAAGTAGCGCCATCAAAGCGCTCTCCCCGCAAGAGTACGCCTCGACCACGAAAGCCAAGAGAGCCGGTAAAGCCGCAGGGAAGCAGTTTGTTCCTCAGCCTAAAGGAGTGGCTAAAAAAGTTGCTCCGCATAGGAAAATAAAATGACCACGTCAGGCACCAGTTCCTTTAATTTAGACCTCAACAATATAGTTGAGGAAGCGTTTGAACGCTGCGGAAAAGAACTCAGGACTGGTTACGACCTTCGGACTGCCAGACGCAGTTTAAACTTACTCACCGTTGAGTGGTCTAATCGTGGAGTTAACCTTTGGACTATCGAAAACGGGGAGATCCCACTCGTAGCCAATAAGGTTTCTTACGAACTCCCAATAGACACAATTGATCTTCTTGAGCACGTAACTCGTACAGGAACTGGTACAAATCAATCCGATCTAACGATCACCCGTATTAGTGTTTCTACCTATGCCACTATCCCAAATAAATTAGCAACTGGTCGTCCCATTCAGGTTTGGGTAGACCGTCAGTCGGGTGCTACCTACCCTCCGGGCGGCAGACCAGAAGGCACAAATACGACTACTGGCGTTGATCATCCTCAGATTTACGTCTGGCCTACCCCCGATCAGAGCAACTTTTACACGTTCGTATACTGGCGTATGCGAAGGATTCAAGATGCTGGCAATGGCATCACGACAGAAGATATACCCTTCCGATTCCTAAATTGTATGATCGCTGGGTTGGCATATTACTTAGCACTGAAGGTTGCTCCTGATAGGGTTGCTGTATTAAAAGAGCAGTATGCTGAACAGTGGCAATATGCATCTGAAGAGGATAGGGATAAGGCGGCTGTTCGTTTTGTTCCTAGAAGAATGTTTATTGAATAATGGGAAATAAGTTTGCTTCTGGAAAAAATGCGATTGCGATGTGTGATCGCTGTGGGTTCCAGTACAAGTTAAAGCAGTTGAAGGGTTTGGTCATTAAGACCAAGAATGTGAACATATTAGTTTGCCCTTCTTGTTGGGAACCGGATCAGCCACAGTTACAGTTGGGGATGTATCCGGTAGATGACCCACAGGCTTTAAGGAACCCACGTAATGACAGTAGTTATTTGCAGGCCGGTTTAACAGGATTGCAGTTATTGGCTACCAGCACTCCTGCGGTTAGTAGTGATGGGACTCCGTCCGGTGGTAGTAGGCAGATTCAATGGGGTTGGAACCCGGTGGGTCTTGGAAATTCTTTAGATTTGCCTATCCCAAATAATTTAATTGGGGCGGGTGAGACAGGCGTAGTAACAGTAACAATTACTTAAGGAGCACATATGAAACATTCAGATATATCAAAAGACAAGCCGATGATGGAAAAGGTGGCTAAGAAGGCCGTCAAAGGCCATGAGGTCAAGATGCACGGCGTTAAAAAGATGGCTAAGGGTGGTAAAACCAACCTTCAGATGAAACAATTAGGCCGTGGGCTGGCAAAAGTTGCCAACCAAAAGGTATCGTCTTTTACTTATAAAAACTCCGGAAGGGGTCGATAATGGCTAAGTACAGCGCAAAAATGATGGGGAAGGAAGTTGGTAGTGCTGAAGTTTATGCCGAGCCTCACACTATGGATGGCAAGGCAACCAACGTCCAAACTTATTCAGTTTATAAAACTGGTGCAGAGCAAATGGACAAAATGAATATGTCTAGTGGATTTGTTAGCAAAGGAAACTATGCGCCAATTAATCCTTATGGTGTTGGTGAAATGCGTGGTTATGGCGCTGCAACCAAAGGCCGCAAAATTAGCGGAAAAATGGGGTAAGTTGTGAATTACTCGACGTTGTTTCAGACCATTCAAGCGTATGCTGAGAATAATTTCCCAGATACGGTGGTTGCGACCACTACTGCTACGACTACATCTTTTCTTACAAAAGATCAGGTGGACACGTTTATTCGTCAGGCCGAGCAGAGGATCTATAACAGCGTTCAACTTCCTGTATCCCGGGAAAACGTAACGGGTAACTGTACAAGCGGTAATAGGTTCTTAGCCACACCTTTAGATTGGCTTTCTACGTTTTCATTGGCCCGAATCAATGCTGATGGAAGTTACGATTACTTGCTAAATAAAGACGTTGAGTTTATTTGGGAGTCTTTCCCCACTCCTGCTACTACAGGTGCTCCCACTCATTACGCCATTTTGGATGAGAATACGTTCATTTTAGGGCCGACTCCAAACGCAGACTACACTATGGAGTTGCTTTATTACGCCTACCCCGCGTCTATTGTTACGTCTGGTACAACTTGGCTTGGTACTAACTTTGACTCGGCGCTTTTGTATGGATCTGTACTTGAAGCATATGCCTGTATGAAGGGCGAGAAAGACGTTAACGATAACTACGTAGCCCGCTATAATGAAGCGCTTGCCATGTTGAAACAACTTGGTGAAGGCAAAGATCGTCAAGATATGTACAGAACCGAACAAGCGAGGTATCCAGTCCGATGAGCACTATGAGCGAAGTAGCCTTTCTTTTGGGGGGCAGTCAGGTCAAGGTTCTTACAACGCAAGGCCGAGGGTTTACCCCAGAGGAAGTTGCAGAACGGGCTTTGGACAAAATTATTTCTGTAGGTTCGCAAACGCATCCTGCTATTAGAGATCAGGCAGAAGCGTTTAGAAACCAAATCCGTCAGGTTTTGGTGTTTTATATGAAGGAAGCCATTAAGTCAAACCATACGACATTGGCTCTTAAGTTCAGGAAAGCAGGACATCCTGAGTTTGTTAAACTTTTAGATGAATAAGGGAGCATTAACATGCCAATCACGCAAGCAATGACCACCTCGTTTAAGGCCGAACTTCTTTTGGCTGTACACGATTTCCGTCCAACAGGTCAAACTGGTGCAGACACTTTTAAAATTGCTTTGTACACTTCTTCGGCTTCTTTGGACGCCAACACAACGGCTTACACCGCTTCTAACGAAGTTGGTACTGTTAGTACTAACTATACGGCTGGTGGTTTGGCGTTGACCAACACAGGTGTAACTGCAACTAATATTAATGCCAACACCGGTACAGGTTTTACTGACTTTTCCGATAGGACTTTCACGAATGCCAACTTCACGGCTCGTGGTGCGCTGATTTATAACAACACTCCTTCGGCAAACAGCAATGCTAATACTACGCTGACCAATGCATCGGTCTGTGTGTTGGACTTTGGTGCAGACAAAACGGCTTCGGACGGTGATTTCACCATCATCTTCCCAACTAACGACGCATCGAACGCAATTATTCGTATTGCTTAATTAACCACCTCCCCTAAAGGACAGATCATGATTGGCTGGGGGTTAGGGCCTTATGGGGAGGGTAACTTTGGCGAAGGTGAGCCAAATGCCGTAATTAATGCGGTTGGAGTAGTAGCAGTTGGAGCGATTGGCACTTCTTTTATACGCCAATCTGTTGAAATTGCAGTAACTGGGGTTCAAGCAAGTGGTGTATTAGGTGAACTTCCGAGCCAACTTGGATGGGGTATAGGCCCTTGGGGTGAAGGACAGTGGGGTGTAGGTAATGCTAACGCTGACGTAGTCCTTACCGGTGTTGAAGGTGTAGGAGAACTTGGTGAAACAGATGAAATTGCTAAAGCAAATGTTTATCTGGTTGGAGTACAAGGTGCTGGCGCAATAGGTGAGGAAGAGGAAGAATTTGCTTATTACGTTACTGGGGTTCAAGGTTTTGGAAGTGTAGGAACAATAAAGACCAGCACCGATGTTAACTACATCGGTTGGGGTTCGGGGCCGTGGAGCCGTGGCGCTTGGG